CGCATGATCGCGCCCGTCGAAAACGAGAAGAGCCGCCGGACCGGCGACACCACGAAACGTAAATTATTCAGCGGCGGGTTTTTGGAGCAGGCAAGCGCACAATCGGCGGCATCGCAACGGTCCGATAGCATCCGGATAGCATTACTCGACGAGGTGGACGCGGCACCGCAACGACTGACCACGGGAGAGGGGCTATGGGATGATAACGTCGAAAACCGGACGAAACAATGGGGCACACGCCGTAAAATCGGGGCATTCTCAACGCCCGTTGAATTCCAGACCTCGACAATCTACAAACGATTCCTCCTCGGCGATCAGTGCGAATATTTCGTGCCCTGCCCGATGTGTGGGAAATTTCAACTCCTTGTGGACAACGACTTTGCCGGAAACCACGGCCTCCGCGTCGAGAAATACGACGACAAAGAAATGGTATACTACCTCTGCGAATATTGCCACGACGCGATATTCGAGACGCAGAAAACCAGCATGATAAAGGCCGGACGATGGGAGCCGAAAACCACGCCCGAGCGACTACGCCGATCATTTCACATGAACGCGCTCATCGCCATGTACGGCGGTTTTTCATGGCTCGACTATTACACCTCCTGGAAAACCGCGCACCGAACGCCGGATGGTATGAGGGTGTTTATAAATCATCAACGCGGTGAACCGTATATCGACAAGGGCGACCGACCACGCCTTGAAACAGTGATGGCCAACCAAGGTAAATATAAAATGGGTACCGTGCCCCCTGGAGTGTTATTTCTCACCATGGGTATCGACGTACAGGAGGGGAGCGCAACCGATAAAGACAATCCTCCGCGCCTTGAATTTGAGGTGCTCGGCGTCGGCAAGGGACATCGGACATGGAGTATTTATTATGGACGCATCGAGGGAGATATTTTAAACCCCGAGGCCGGGGCATGGGCTAAACTCGACGAATGGATGCAGGGCATAGAATTTTCATTCACGCGCCGCGAGGATGGAATGAAATTTCCGATATCGATAATTTTCATCGACTCGGGCGATGGCGGGGCAACGCATACGGTGTACGAATTTTGTAAAACGGTATGGTCGAACACGTGGCCAATAAAGGGGCAGCGCTCGATCATGGCGAACCGGAAGGGGCTCCGCGACGAAATGACGGAAACGGGAGTTATAAAATGGCGCAAATCGCGCTCGGGTGATACTGATATATTTATTATCTCGACAGTGCTCTACAAAAATAACGTGTACTCATCACTAAAGGTTGCACGACAACAGGGACTAGAACAACTCCCTAATTTTTGCGATTTCCCCGCTGAATATGGAGAGCGTTATTTCGATATGCTCACCTCCGAAGAGCTCATGCGTGACGGCTCGTATGACAATAAGGGCCGTCGAAACGAGGCGCTCGACTGTCGGGTATACGCACTGGCTGCGGCCGACGTGCACCTAAAAAACGAGGCAGAAGAACTGCGCCGCGTTGCAGAAAACAGCGGATTTCCGTTCCGCGTCTACATTGACGATACCCGATATATCGACATCCGCTCAAAACACGAGACCGACAAAATAAACAAGCCGCTCATTCTCGACCGCATGGAGCACGCGCGACGCCTGAAACTCGCGGCCCCGCACCTTAAATAATCGACGAGCTCACGCGGCAAACGGCGATAAAAAAGCCCGCGTGATTAGCGCGGGCTTGAAATAGTTGATGGTTACGCCGGGCGAGGGGTTATTACTCCCACGCCTCAGAAAATTCATCGGTCGCGAACAGTTCCGCCAGCCCAGTGATCTGCTTCAACCGCAACACTTCGTCGGCGTCCATACCGAGTTCTTTCGCAATCTTTTTATCGCTCCAGTTACGGCGCGAAAGCTCGACAACGATATCAGACATGGCCGCGATTTGATGCTTTCCGCGCGCCCTGTTATGGCGTATCGTTGATGCAATCCTGTCCGGCTTGTCGACACGATTTCCGTTAATGAGCACTATCGGAAGGTGGGAGAATCCGAGTTCTTTTCCGATTTTATGACGATGGAATCCGTCCACGACCTCATAGTGATCATCGCTTATTTTCCACGCCACTATCGGTTGAGTATATCCATCGGCTTCAATACTGAGCCGAAGCAGTTTCATCTCTGGAGGCGCGACGCTGTTTGGATTGTAATCATTCGCGAATACTTTTTCGGCCTCAACCCATATTACATTATTTACCGGATGCTGTTCAAAATCCATAATGGCACATGCCCCCTTATTTTTTTTCGCTGCTTCATCATCTCTTTATAGCGCTGATATGAGTGTGAATCAGTTTGAGAAAACGACAACCCCTTACACCAGTAATCATTACGCAAAAGAGCCTTGCAAATTCGACGCCACGACGGAGCCTTTTTGTCTGCTTCAAGTTTTGGGTCAGCTTCATCCGGTATTGTTTGTCCATAGCTTCCAGTGCAAAATTGCCAGTCTCCATTTTGGTCATACCATCCGGCCTTACTGTGCCACCAGTTAATAAAATTGCAAATCTTATCATCATAATGATCAGCAAGTTCGGTTGGCATTGATTTTAATAAAAGTTGCGCGAACGATTTCCATGTATGGCCTTTGGGCTTCGTGATTTTAATTTGTCCCGATATGTTTCCAGAATACTGAACAAACTCCGCTCCGCTATTTGCACCATTCACACGTGATACGATGCGCGACCACGTTTCTGGCTCCAGGACATGAAACAACCACAATCCACGGCGCTGGTCAAAACCGTATGGCTGACACAGGCGAGCCTGATGGATTGATATTCCAGCCTTGTGCATAAGATCATAAATTTTATTGTACGATTTAAAAAATTTTCCGTTATACTTCCAGATATCTGACGTTTGCCAATCATAAATTGGGTAGGCGTTATATAGATTATCATCAACAAGCGTAGTCCACATTTTACCGCGATAGGTGGATTTGCCTTCCATCTTGATGGTTCGGTATCGGTTCAATGACTCATCGGCGCGAATACCAACGAAACATGCGGTTTTCACCCCGCCCGAAAACCACATGCCGAACAGCGGAGCGAACTCCTCAAACTCCATCGCGTATTTGTAAAACGGAAATATGCTCGAGTGAGTTATACTCAACCCGTCTGGCTGTCGCACCCACTCCTTGCCGGGTTCCCAGCAAATCCAACGTGGCTCATATACCGAAACCGCATTGCTGAGTGAAATTGGAAGCGACACCCAAAATGGAATGATGTGATCGCGATATAATTCATACGTCTCCTTGACGTGTTGAATAGTGTATTGATATTGCGCCTCAAGGTCAATAAATAACAGTCCGACTTTTCGGCCGCGCTTGATTGCCTCATCCATGACGAGATGCGTCATAACCGACGAGTCTTTGCCGCCCGAGAAAGAGACGTATATGTTTTCAAAATTATCGAAAACATATGCGACCCTTTGCCGGGCGGCTGTGAGCACATCGATTCCGAGTTTTAATTTTGGCATAGTTCAATCATCCGCTGTTTTGCTTCGTCCCACACGGCACCTTCGGCGATAATATCAGCCTCATGGATATGTTTTGTGTCCTGCCACGATTTCCATATTGCGTCAACCAGTTTTCCAAGGGCCTTTGCCGATAGGTCTTGTAATGCCTCGTCGGGGATTATCGCGATAACGGCGCAAAACGAGTCCTCGTGCTTGCTGAGATAACAGTAATTTCTGCTTTTGTCGATTTTCATCTCGTGCATTTCATCCCTCCGTAATTTTATTTGCTCGTGTCTGACGGCCTCATCAGCGCCTGCATTACAGGCGGACTCCCCGCAGGGAGTTTCGGCCTAGAATTTTGATGCTCCCGCGATTTCCGCGATTGAGAAATTTCTCACGCCACTTTTACGTGCTGCGGCTTCGGTGCTGATAATAACCTCAACCTTCTGGTCATCGGCGCCAAAGTGTGCCTTGAGGTCCTCAAGGCTGATGATTGCCCTATCCTTGATATCAACATAATATTCTTTTTGTACGTCGTTGATAATTCCCTTCTCCTGGAATCTTGCCTTTTCGGTTTCGCTTAACATTTTCATTTTATCCCCTCCGTCTGATATCGTTAATCTCAATACATACAATCTACCGCATATGCCGCAATATGTCAAGTATTTTCCTATTTTTTTTCGATTTTTTTTAACTTTTTTTTCTGCTTGACTTTTCCGCCCCCATGCGACATAATCGCGGCGAAATGGGATACATAGACGCGCGGAGACAGCGCCTCGCCCGTAGACTCGCGGCGGTACAGGCGCAAATCGAAAAACTCGAAACCGTCATGCTCGAAATGGCCTCGA